CTAAACGGAAAAGTCCTGCAAAAAAGTCGCAGAGCCGAACAAAAAAGGTGTAATGATGGCTAACGAAATTGAAAAAGAAATTGTTAAAGAAGCCATTAAAGAATGGTTAAATGAGAAAGTAACCCAATTTGGTTGGTTTTCTCTACGAACATTGTTTTATGTCTTTGTGGCTGGTTTAGGCTACGCATACCTAACAACTCATGGATGGTCGATACCTAAGTGATTCTCGAAACTATCATAGGGGCTTTAGTCCCAGTAGGCGTAGAAGGCATTAAACAGCTTATAGGGCGTTTTAATGGTGGAGTTCGCCCAACCACCATTGCAGAGCAGATTCAGCTTGATAACAGCGAAATTGCTCGTTTAGAAGCCCTTGCAAAGCTCGATAACCCGTTTGGACAACCTAGTCAATGGGTTATAGATTTAAGAGCTTCTAGTCGTTATTTAGGGGCGTTAACAGTCATTTTGGTGGGGCTTGCTACTTTATTTCTACCTGTTGACCAATACATACAACGCATAGGCTTGGAAGCCGCCAACATCGCCTTTGGATTCTTATTTGGTAGTCGGATTATGGCAAACCTTAAAAAATGAACCGCATGGTTAGGCTATGAGCCGATTTGAGGAGTGTTTGGCTCGTGTTTTAAAGCACGAAGGCGGTTATGTAAACGACCCATTAGATTCAGGCGGTAGAACCAATTTAGGAGTTACCCAACGGGTTTGGGAAGAATTTGTGGGGCATCCTGTATCCGAAGCGGATATGCGTGCCTTGACCCCCCAAAAGGTCGCACCCATGTACAAGATTAAATACTGGAATCCCAGTTACTGTGCAGTCCTACCGAAAGGTTTAGATTATGTGGTATTCGATTTTGCCGTTAATGCAGGAACAGGCAGAAGCGTTAAGACGCTTCAATCGGCAATCGGATGCGTTAGTGATGGAGTTATCGGGCCTCGGACTATGGCAGCAATTAACAATGCAAACCCTAAAGACCTTATTACAAAGTTTTCAGACGCTAGGGCAGATTTCTACCAAGGCATAGTGGCAAGAAAACCCGACCAAACTCGCTTTATTAAAGGCTGGCTTAATCGGGTTGAGGATGCTAGAAAACTAGCTCTTGAGGAACACAACCATAACGACAAACAGACTTAGCACTAATAAGGCTTTTTCTGTCCAATAAACCCTGTTAAGACGGGCTGGGTCGTGAATTAAATAAGACTGAAGCTCAAGCATATCGGTGTCTTTCTCGACATACTTAGGTGGCACATAATACTTACCAATACTGACTTTGCCGTTGTTATAGGGAATGTTCATAAATACCCTCCTAAAATATAACCTAGAGTTGTACACGCTACTGCAAATAACACAAATAGAATTGTAGCTATAAATGGATTCATTCAAATTCCTCACTTTCTAAATCTTCAACATCGTAAATAAACGCCATGACTTCACTATCTACATGAATGTGTTTCTTAGCCATTTCAGGTATATGCTCAATAGCCGTATGCACTTCTTGGACTAGCTGATAGGCTTGGTATAGCTTATCAATCATTTCTTGGCGGGTCATAATTACCCCCTAGTAAAAGATTTTATAGCGTGGATGGCAAGTCACCTCAACGGGTACAGTCGTAGTAACCCCGTTAATCTTACGCCTAGCCTCTATGACTACTGGTCTTGTGTTGGCTGACTCACACTCATTAATACCCAAGATAACCTGACTACGAGTCATGTGAAAAACAGTCTTATCAGTTTCAAGACTAGCGTTAGGTGGCTCAAACGATGAACAAGCCCCTAATAATGCGGTTAATAGTGCGATTGCGTATTTCATGATATTCCCCCTGTTTTTAAAACATAAACAATAGCAGGCACTCCAAATGCTAATAGACCTGCAACGATACCTAATAAATAGTCTTTCATAGTTTCCCCCAAGAAAAGCCCCCGTAGGGGCTGGTTAATTAAGCTCTGTTTTCTAAACCTAGTTCAGCCATTTTGTCATTAAATGCTTGGCGAACAATTTTAAGTTCAGGCACTACATCGGTTCTAAGTGTTGGTGTGTAGCAATAATTTGCACTTTTAACCATTGCATCAAAAGTCTTAAAACCTGTGTGATAAGCAACAATAGAATCTAAGTTAATGTTTTGTTCTGATTTAATCATTTCATCAGTTGCAAGCATTTCGTAGTGGTCATCACAAACATAACCATTAAAAGGTTTGTTGCCATCGTGACCTGTTACATACCATTGTGCTGGAATGTTGTTAATTTCACCTTGTTTGCATGAAAAACATATTGCTTTGTAGTTGAGTCGTTTCATAATTCCCCCTGTGTTAATGACTCCATATTAAGTTAACTTAACATTGTCTGCAAGGATTATTTACTAGGGACTTTCCCTAATGTATGGATATACAGTATAAAAGGTGGGCTACTAGCTTGAGAAAGCATACTTACTGGCCTTTCTATATACAAAGCGTTTGCCCGTAATAAGGTGGGGTGGCCCTCTGTGTGAAGGAGATTGTGGCAGGGGGATTGCCGCCACCCCGTAATCATTATAGTTTATTCTTTGCCCGATAAAACGCCAAAAGATGCGTAAAACAATCCCACCCGATTCGCAGGTCATCTTCAGGTATCTCAACTAGTTTAGCCTTATTTTGTAGGGCATTGACATAAACAATCGCACACCTAGCCGTAGGCATCTCAAAACCCTGTCTATAAGCCGCCAGTTGCATTTGGTGGTCAAAGTAATAGTCGAGCTTGTCTAAGTCTTTTTCAGTCGTTTTAAAGTCGATTACGCAGTTCTTAGCGATTAAGTCGCATTTACCACCATACCCACCACGAGCAAAGGACTTCTCAGAAACCCATAGCTGTGAGCCAAAATGCTCGTTTATAGCGGTTTCTACGGCTCGGACATAGGTTGGTAGCTCAGGGATGTAAACACCCTCGTAGAAGGCTTCTATGACCCCATGTATCTGCGTTCCCCGTTCCGCTGCTTGCTTGGCAGTTTCTTTAGAATCCGATACAACCCGACTTAACCAATCTTCCTCAGATTCACCCTCTAAGCGAGGTAATGTAAGAGCGGACAGTATGGCTTGTTGTTGTTTCCATACATCCAATGCGGGTTTTGACGCACAACCAATAATTGTGGTAACTGAGGGCAGTAAGCCATGTTCTCTTGCGTCTTTGACAGTTGAGTTTCTTTCTTTCCCGTTTTTGCCAACGATGCGATAGGCTGGACTGCCATCGGGTAAGTACCAATGACCGCTCTCACTTGTATTTTCTTTCACTAACATAATTCCCCCTGTTAAACATTACATTAACTGTAGCACAGCAATTCTATCATCGGAGTTTTTAACCCTGTCGGCACAAGCCTGAACCACAGTCTTAATGACAGTTTCCAAATCATCTTGGGCAAATCCAATGATGGGTACTTCTTCATCGTAGCCCCGTTCTTGAAAGGTCTTGACTGTATATTTTTGGTCAATAAAGTCTTTAATCATGTGGTTCATAGCTCGCTCCTAAAGGTTACCCCCTAAAAAGGTACACTTAAATCATCATCTTCAATCGCAGCATCTTTTAGCATCCGATTAACATCAGGCTTATTAAAAGTGTTGCGGTACTCGGCTGACAGCATGATTTGGTCTTTTAAACCTTGCGATAAGCTGTCAAAAACTTCTTGGTCAAACTTCTGCAAGTCAAACAATACGCATGGGTTTACGCCCTGTGGTAGTCCTGCCTTTTGCACAATGGCGGGTACTGGTGTTACTGCAACCGCATCAGCGTAGGTATTGCCGTTATTGGCAGTCCTGTGTTGAACAGTAACCATGCACCATTTATCTAACAAATTGCGTAAGTCAAAGCCACGCAACTCATCATCGGTAAATGATTTGCCACGCCAAGATTCCAAGTCCTTCCGTAACGAAGCCTTGTCACCAAGGGACAGCGTGTAGTTGCGTGTTTGGATAAGGGGTTTGCCCTCAATTAATAAGTCATCCCCATGCAATTCCCAAAAGAACTTGACCTTGCGTAGCATTTTGACTTGACCCATGTACTCGGACTTCTGTGTACCTAAGTCAATAATTCGGTATAAACGAGCTAGGTGCGACCCTACTGGGGCTACCTTAAACTCTTTCTTTTCTGTAGTTGTGCCTGTCACAATCATTGTTTCCCCCCAAAAATATTAGAAAAATCATCCACAATAGCAGTCAATAATGGATTAACCCTACGCTTGTTAGGGAGTCCACAATGAAACCTGATTAGGTCAATTTCTGCCAATGTCAACATATCACCATCCTCTGCCTTATCAAGTGCTATCTCAAGGCGTTCTTGGTCTTGCAACTGTTCGTTATGTAATTCCTGTAAGTCATCCATAATCATCTCCAAAAGTAAACAGCTTATGCTGTACCACCATATTAAGGCAATTTAAGCGTTTGTGCAAATTTATTTGTAAGTGTTGGATAAATGGGACTATTTAATGTTAAGATAATTGAATGAAGAAGAAAATGTTTACCGATAGCCAAATTATCGAGTTACTGGGTGGGCCTACCAAAATAGCCAAAATCTGCAAAATTAGCGTACCTGCGGTGTCCATGTGGAAAAACTCAGGTATTCCAGCCGATAAAATGGTGTATTTGGGGGCTTTGTTAGAACAAGAATCCAAAGGATTAGTAAGCCGCAAAGACCTATTCCCTGAAAGTTACCAGTTGATATGGCCTGAGTTGCGTTGATTTTGTTGTATACTGTAGGGGCAGATTGATACCTGTTTGTTGCAATCCACAAGACCCTATAGGGTAGCTTTGAGCATTTAGCAAAAGTCGTGGATTCTTTTGTTAAGTGGTATCAACTTAGAGCTACCTTATGGGGTTTTCTCTTTCTGTCTAGCCCGCACACAAGCGTGATGATGCGGTAAAGGCCGTAAATACTTCAGAAGCGAAACGGCAGCAATGCCCCATATTTTGCGGATAAATGAGCAAAAATTATGGAACTGTCCTATTGCCTAACGGCAGGGGAAACTGGGTAGCCTTGGTAATACATAGACCTGAACAAGCAAAACAACCCATCATTTATTTACGACTGATGTCCGAAACATCCGAAGTCGCATAATTCATCCTATCTACGGATAGGAGTATTACGCCCTTAATCCTCACAAACCGATTCGCATACGAAAAATTATATATAAGTTATATACACATTAACTTGTAAGTATATAAATAAAGCCAAAATCTATACATAAAGGTATATAAACATTACATTAAATGACTTTATGTAACATATATAAGGGAAAGTACTTATATACCTTATAATTAAGTTTACTTAACCTACAGTCTTTAAGGGGGATTCAATGACATTTTTAGTAGCTAACATACCGCCAGTTAAATGCTTTGTACGCAGAGAGTTTCTTTATAACCACGAGCAAGGACAAGGAGAACTAGAACCCTGTGTATGGATGACCGCCAAGGCTATTAAGGGTCAAGCATTTCGTATCGAGTCTATGCTTACAAATTACGGGGCTTTGTACGACAAACTGCCAATTCATGCTTATGTGTGGAAAGCCGTAGAATCCCCGCTACCCTTAGACCACCTACAGATATGGGATTGCCTATCGTATGACATGGCGGTAATTGAGAAGTCTAATTTACGAGGTCTTAAAGTGAAGTTTTTTGGTAAGGACAAACAGTTTCATTTTGGTAACTACCTGTTCACGATTGACTTTGCCAGCCCTGAAGCTAACCGCTTGGATACCAGCTTTAGCGAGGGGGTCGAGGAACATAAGTCGTATAACTTTATTAAATTAGACAACGGGCAGTTTGCTTGCCAGCCCAATAACAGATGCCTTTGGTACGATGTATCGCTTGTGCCTGCTGTATTAAAGACTCCCGACTTTAAAATACCTACCGAGGTCTATAGCGTAGAGAACCACGCTAAATGGAGTGCTAAAGATGAATGGTTTTATAACTTTGACGCATTATGAGTTCTTGGTTAATTATTGTAACGGGGCTTATTTATGCCTATATAGGTATAGAACAAGGCTTTAAAGGTAATACAGCTATGGCAGTTGTATATAGCGGTTATGCGTTTAGTAATGTAGGACTTTATATACTTGCAACAAAATAGGGGGATAGTGTGGATTTTGAAAAGTTTTGGATGAATTGGCCCAAAAAGGTCGCCAAGAAAAAAGCTGAGATTGCTTGGAAACGATTGACTGACCTTGAAAAGCGTGAAGCCTTAGAAGCCTTGCCTAAACACCTTAGACATTGGCAACTTAAACGCACCGAAATAGACTATATCCCATACCCTGCTAGTTGGTTAAACGCTGCACGATGGGAAGATGTTTTAGACATGACTCCAGTTAAAGAAAAGGTAGATAGGTCATGGATGTTTAGCCAACAAGGTATTGAGAACAAAGCTAAAGAACTAGGAGTCTTAGGTAACGGCTACGATAGCTACGATACTTTAAAGAAGAAATGTATGATGCGAATGGGTATGGAGATTGATTGAACACCAATACCAATGTGCAGTACGGCAGTTATGTAAATGGCGTAATCAATGGGGGTTAGCAAAGTTTAGAGAATATCTATCAAAATATAAACTTGATAGTAATTTACTAAATGGCTTTGCAGACCAATGGACAAAAGGTAACAAAGGTAATCAGGGGGAATGGATTGAATGAGTTGGCTCTTTTCGCAGGTGCTGGTGGAGGAATACTTGGGGGACATTTGCTCGGATGGCGAACAGTCTGTGCAGTCGAATGGGAATCATATCCAGCAAGCGTATTGCTTGCCCGACAAAATGACGGAATACTCTCGCCTTTCCCGATTTGGGATGATGTTCAAACCTTTGACGGAAACGCTTGGCGAGGAATTGTTGATGTTGTATCGGGCGGCTTTCCATGCCAAGACATCTCTGCCGCAGGCAAAGGAGCAGGGATTGACGGAGAAAGAAGTGGAATGTGGAAAGAGATGGCAAGAATTATTGGGGAAGTTAGACCCCAATACGCTTTTGTGGAAAACAGCCCAATGCTCACTACTAGAGGACTCGGAACAGTCCTTGCAGACTTGGCCAAGATGGGGTTCGATGCGGAATGGGGAGTGTTATCGGCAGCCGATGTTGGTGCAAATCACCTCAGAGAAAGAATATGGATTTTGGCCCACTCCAAGAGCGCAAGAACCAGCAAGGACTTCGGTGGGATACGGCAGGGGATTAAAAGAACTAGTAGAAGGCAAAACACAGATACAAAGGTGGCCGACACCCGATGCGAATTGCGGGAACAGGGGAACACAAGAAACTTGGTTGCCAGTAAGACCGAGCGGACAACCAGCTCAATACACAATCAATCAGGCGGTCAGGGATTCGATGAAAATTTGGAGTACTCCAGTAGCCAGCGATACAAGCCACAGAAAGAAAAAATACGCACAGGGTGGAACAGCATTAAGCACACAAGCTGGTGGGAAGTTGAACCCGATGTGGGTAGAGTGGCTAATGGGGTGGCCGCTGGGATGGACAGACTTAAATCCATTGGCAATGGACAAGTTTCAGAAGTGGCAAGAACAGCATGGAATGTGCTTAAAGGAAGATTAGATGAAAGAGTATGACCCACACGAAGCAATAGACTTTATATTTAAAACAGCACCGCAATACGCTAAAGCGTCAGGCGAGTTGGCCCAGCTTGAGAACTTTAGGCACAGTCTTAAAGCCATCAAGATGTCGCAAACTGACGAACAAAGCCTTGGTGCTCAAGAACGGGAAGCCTACCGCAGTCAAGAGTATCAAGATTTATGCAAAGCCATAGGTGTAGCGGTAGAGCAAAAAGAAGCCCTTAGATGGCAATTAGAAGCCGCCAAGATGCGTTTTGAGGCATGGCGTACCCAACAAGCTAATGACAGAAATATAGAAAGGCTAACCAAATGAGAGATTACGCAGAAGTAATGTTAGAACTAAACCAAGCCATCAAAAAAGTGCATGAATTTTGCCTAAAAAATCAGGCAACTGAAGCCTATTTAAAAAGCTGTGATGTAACCGATTTAGCTCAAGAACTAGAGGATGTACTGCAAAAAGATGCAAACATTCAATAAGATAATGCGTAATGCTTTCGCATCACACATTGATTATGGTGCGTTCTTAGGGCTATTGCCTACAAATCCACATTTTTGCCCCAGTAACATAGATGGGATTGCAGAGCGTAAAGGCAAGTTTTTGGTGATGGAATGGAAACGCCCCAATGAAAAGGTTAGCGAGGGTCAACGCAGATTATTGCAAGCCTTTGCTAAAACGCCTAACTTTACAGTTGTTATTGTGCAAGGCAACACAGATGACGGGCTAGTTATCCAAGACTACTGGCAAGTCCAATCCTACGGGTCATGCGTTAAACTCGGCACAGGGGTTGATGACTTTAAAGCCTTTTATACAATGTGGTACGAATACGCCAATGAATAAAAAAGAAAGAAAACTAAATGACAATATTGCAAGACTTGGTTGCGTCTTATGCTACCACTTGGGCTTTAATGACACCCCCGCAGAGCTTCACCATGTCAGACGATTCGGGGGTAAACGGGCAAACGCACCAATTCTCCCCTTATGTACCGAGCATCACAGAGGTGCTACAGGTGTGCATGGACTCGGAGCAAAGGCTTTTGAGAGATACCACGAAGTTGAGTTCGATACCTTACTAGGTATAGTAGAAAGAAAGCTAAGTGAAACAACAAATAGGTAACGCAACGCTGTATTTGGGAGATTGTGCTGAAATATTGCCAACATTAGGGCAATTTGATGCTGTAGTCACAGACCCGCCTTACGGCATTGGAATGGATGGTGGGAATGTTGGATACAAAGGATTTAATAATTTTGAAAAACTAGGGTGGGATAAATTACCGCCAAATCAAGAATTGTTGCAACTTTGTATAACAAAAGGAAAACAATCTATATTTTGGGGTGGTAATTATTTTAATTTGCCAGCATCAAGATGTTGGTTAGTATGGGACAAAGGCGCTGGATTTAAAAACAGAACTTATGCAGAAGCAGAATTAGCATGGACTTCTTTAGATGCAAATGTAAGAGTTTTTTTATATGACCCATTGGCTAATGGTGATTACAAAGGCAAAGAACATCCAACACAAAAACCTATACGCCTTATGCAATGGTGTATTGATAAAGTTGATGGAATTACCATATTAGACCCATTCATGGGTAGCGGAAGCACAGGGGTTGCTTGTGTCAAAATGGGCAAAACTTTTGTAGGTATTGAAAGGGAACAAAAATACTTTGATGTAGCTTGTAAGCGTATAGAACAAGCCTACGCACAAGGGGATATGTTTATTTAAAGCTCCAACGGGTCAAAGCCTAGTTCTGTAGCTACAGCTTTAGCCCTATTTCTAAAGGTTTTATCGTGCTTAGTCCACGCTTGGGTAGAAGTATTCCAACGGCTTGCATGAATCATCTCGTGAGCCATAGTCCTAATTACTGTGTCTAAATGCCCACACCTAGCGTCAGATATAGTTATGGTATGGGCGTGTTTTTCCCCGTCGTCATATAAATAAGTACCCATAGCGTCAAAGTCGCTATCGACTATAAATTTACATTCTTCAGGCAATGGCAAATCCCAAGACGCAAACGGCTCGCAGCAATACAGCATGGCATAGATGTTTTCAATAATCTTAGGCGTGAGCTTCATACTTTTAGCAACTGACCCCGAAAGTAAATTAAACCCTCATCCTCATTAATAACTTCTGCAAGTTCAGGTGGCATCATTTTGCCGTTAATAAAGGTCAATACTGCAAAACCTGCTCTCCAGTTGACTGGATTTTGTTCAGTATAGGCGAACTGGCTGTCTTTAATACAAGCCATAGTGCCAGTATCTACTCCGTACCTAGTGCCCGTATAGTCAGTCCAAGGCGTAATTTTAAGAGAATGTAGATGCCCCGTAACAAAGCTAGTGCCTGATTTAATCGTGTTGTTATAGACCGCATGGATGCCGTTATGCCACCGATGCTTAATCATACAAGTTTGATTAACCATAATAGCCCAATACCATTTCCAATGAGGTGTATGGTCAGCAATGTCAAACCCTTTGATGCCCTCGTATTGGGGTAAAACATTGGATAACTTGCCTGAAAAGCGTAAATCGTGATTGCCAATCGTAATCATTAACTTACAACCTGCTGGTCGTACTCGCTCAATATCCCCAAGCCGTTCTTGTATCTCATCTAGTTCTTCTTTGACTGTCGGGCCTTTTTGCCAACCAATGCGATGATGGGCTGAAATACTAGCAAAGTCCGCAATATCCCCATTAAGAATCACAATCTTTGGTTTTAGATACTTTACAAACTCAATAAACCCTCGGTGAGCTGTAGTTACATATTGCGGGTTATAGTGGCAATCTGACCCAACCAAAATAACGCCATTTTCAATAGTGACATTTGCTTGCATTTGCTCATCGGGAATGTAAATCTTAGGCATCCCATTAGGTTTTAAAGCATCTAAAACTATGTCATATTCGTGTTCTATGGTTCTGCGTCTTTTTAATGTATTGCGAGTGCTAAGACCTATAATCTTGCCAATTTTGTCAGGGGATTGATGTTCTTTCCAAAGAGCTATAAACTCCTCATCACTACACGCTTTTCGTGCCATAGCATACCTTTAGATGGTAAAGTTAGCATATATTAACCGATTACTGTTAAAAAACAATGGCATACGCTAAGAGAACCGATGAAAATCAAACAGAAATAGTAAAAACCCTAAGAAATGCGGGTGCAGATGTTTATATTCTATCAATGGTTGGGCGTGGAATACCTGACTTGATGGTATGTTTTAACGGAGAAACAATCTTGATGGAAGTTAAGCGTGACGCTAAAGCCAAGTTCACCGCAGAACAACTTAAATTTATAGCTAACTGGAAGGGTGGGCCACTTAGTCGTGTGGATTCACCTGAAGCTGCGCTACGAGCAATCGGTTTAATTAGACCTCAAATGACAGACCAAAACAAGTGCTTGGGAATCCATCAACCATTAACTTTAGATGACAAAAGTTAAGGCTTTCGTTATGCCCTTCATGCCAAGCATAGGGTGGCATATCAATAAACGAATCCACAGGGTTTTTACCTACTGAATAATCAACTAGCGGTAATTTGTATTGGCTTAATCTGCCCCGCAAAGCTTCAAAGTCGGATTTGCGAAATAGCACCGTACCCCAGTTATCAATGGTTTCTTCTTTACTGTAATTAAACTCAGTAGTATGTACGCTAATACCGCCTTTTTTGAGTAATTTTCCTGTATTTTCAATGAATTGCAGACCTTTTTCAATTGAGCCAAGATGCTCAAAAGCACATACAGTCCACACAAAATCAAACTGACCGTGCAAATGCTCGCCAATATTATTCATATCTGCATATTCAAATTGCACTAAACGGTCAAAACTAGCCTTGTCAATTAAATCAGGCTTATAAATCTTATCCAATGAACCTAATTGTTCAGTAGCCGACCAACCTTTAGAATTTTCATCGTTAGGATTAAGGTCGGTAGCTAGGATTTGACAGCCTTTAGACGCAAAATAAGACGGTAGGCGTTCTTCCCCTACCCCAAATACAATTCCCTTGCTACCCGCCTTTAAATGCGGTCTAAGGATATTTACAACATAGACTTCTTCCCACACTTTGCGGTGCAATATAGGATTTATGTTTAATTCGGCACAAGTATCAAAAAACCATTGTTCGCAAAAATCATCGTAAATACTCGCACCCCATTTGGGTATGAACCTACTCATTTTGGTAGGCTTACGCTCGCAAGGGTAATATTTTTCGGCAAGTTCATGCCCAAATAGTTTGGTATTGATGGAAAAAGCAGGTAGGCTTCTTAATCGTTCTGCTACCTTGGCAAAATTGGGCTGACCTGAACCTGTTGTCAATCCAAATAATTTTTCAAATAATTCTTGGTCAGTCATGGCTTATAATAGCAAAAAACCTAATATAATTGGGTATGTAAAGGAGATTCTATGGAAAATTGTGCATTATTCGTAGCAACATTACTACATTCTGCGACTAACACGCATTTTTTCCATTTCACAACGGATTCCTATTCACGCCACAAAGCGTTGCAAAAATACTACGAAGCCATTGTAGATTTAACTGACAGCTTTGCTGAATCCCACGCTGGCATTTATGGCAAATTTACCGCATTTCCAAGCGTGTACCATCAACCCAAAGACCCACTTAAATACTTAGAATCCCTACAAAACTTTGTGGCAGATGCCCGCCAAGATTTACCGCAAGATAGCGAACTACAGAACATTATTGATGAAATTGCAGACCTGATTAACACCACGACTTATAAATTAAAGTTTTTACGATGAAAAATTGCGGTATCTATTTGATTCGCAACAGAATTTCAGAAAAATTCTATGTTGGCTCATCTATTGATATTGACAGGCGTTGGACTAGGCATATTGATGATTTAAATAAAAACAAACATCATTCCGTAAAATTACAAAATTCTTGGAATAAATACGGCAAAAATAATTTTGATTTTTTTGTTATACAAAAATCTGATTTTTCAAATATAGAACAATTAGAACAGCAATGGATTGATACACTTGGTGCTTATAAACATGGTTATAACTGCACAGCAATTAGTCAAAACATAGGGTTATTACCTAAAACTGCTGAACATAAAAGAAAAATAGGATTAGCTCACAAAGGCAGAAAATTAAGCGAAGAATCAAAAGAAAAAATACGCCAAAAAATGCTCGGTAAAAAAAGAAAACCACGCAGCGAAGAAACTAAAGCAAAAATTTCTCAAGCCAATAAAGGTAAAGTTAGAACAAAAGAAATGCGTGAACATTTATCTATTGTAAAAACTGGTGTGCCGCATGGTAGAAAAATGACAGACGAACACAAAATTGCCTTACTTGCTGGCAGACGCAAAAACAAAGATAATTGTTTAAACATTTGAAATAAAAGGATAAATTATGCCATTAGTCAAATCAGGTAGCAAAGAAGCGGTAGGTAAGAACATCAAAAAAGAGATGGAAGCTGGCAAACCTAAGAAACAAGCCGTAGCTATTGCTCTTGCAACTGAGCGTAAGTACGCCAAAGGCAACCGCAAGAATAAGCTAGAAGAAGCCTACGGCAAATACATTGAAGAAAAAGCATGAGTAGGCAAGACCAAATTCGTGCTGCAATGGATAAGCACGATAAGCCAATACCTAAGACTACTAAAGGCAAAGGTCGTAATTACTTATCGGTTGAAGAAGGTGCAGGTATGACGGCAAAAGGCAGAGCTGCCTATAACCGCAAGAACAACGCCAATTTACAAGCCCCCCAAGCTAGTGGGCCACGCCATGATAGTTTCTGTGCAAGGTCAAAAGGCTGGACTGGGGAACGAGGAAAAGCAGCAAGAGCGAGATGGAGTTGCTAATGAAAGACGGACTATATGCCAATATTCATCGAAAAAGGGCTAGGATTAAGGCGGGTTCAGGCGAAAAGATGAACAAGGTTGGTAGCAAAGACGCTCCTAGCAAGCAAGACTTTATTGAGTCGGCTAAGACGGCAAAACCGCCCAAAAAAACTAGAAAACAAATGCTTACCGACAAAATGAAGGATATGTAATGAAAACTAAAGAACCAAAGAAGCTAGACTTCTCAATGAAGGGTGGTAAGCCCAGTAAGTTAGTAGGCAACGAAGAAAAACGCATTAAGCGTAAAGCTGCTTTGCTGACACACTTTAATAAGTTCCAAAAGGACATGGCTTGATATGGCTAGTTTGGCTGAAACACTACGCCAAGCAGGATATGTAACACCACAGGGAGTTACAGGCCCTAACGCACCTCTAGCCCGACAGCTAAAAAACTATGTAACCAATGTAATCCCAACAGCCGCCCAAAATCTAGCCCAACAACGCTCTGATATAGACGCTTCTTTAACAATGGGTGACCAAGGCATACAAGTAGGCGATAGAGAAGCCTTTGAACGCCAAATGGCTCAAGTACCTAATTTGATGGGATTAACCGCTTATCATGGCACACCCCATACCATCAAAGGCAAGTTTGACATAAGTAAGGTAGGTACTGGCGAAGGGGCACAGGCTTATGGGCATGGTATGTACTTTGCTGAAAACCCTGCTGTTGCCAAACAATATGCAACAGATAGAAGTTATGTAGGTAAGGTTATGGCTGGAACGCCCGACAATACACCTTGGGATGCCCAAAGAATTGCTCAAGATACATTGAATGTGCATGGTGACAACGCTATTGCACAATTAGAAAAAACCTTAAAAAACAATAGTTTCTTAAAAAATCCGCAACAAGTTGAAAATAATAAGCAATTGCAAGATGCTATTGATTTACTAAAAACTAATCAATTACAGCCTGTAGGCAATCTATACAAAGTAGATATACCTGATGCAGACATACCTATGATGCTTGATTGGGGCAAACCATTAGCGCAACAAACACCTGAAGTACAAGCGGCTATTCAAAAATTAGGCGATAGATTTAGACCGCTAGATGATATGGAAGCTAAAAATGTAACTGGCGAAAGACTTTACAGAAGAATAGAAAACAGTTTTGGCAAATATTATGGAAATCAAGCAAATCCTGACGCTTCAGCATTATTGAACAGCGTTGGAATTAAAGGCATACGCTACTTAGATGAAGGTAGTCGGGTTGCTGAAAAAGGCACAAGCAATTATGTAGTCTTTGACCCTACAGATGTAAAGATACTAGAACAAAACAGCAAGCCATTAACCCGCAAAGAAATACTAGAGCAAGAACTAAAAAAGGTAGTAGAATAAACCCTAACTTAATCAATCACTTGGATAAGTATGGATGATAAAAAATCAAAATCTATCAAAGGCGGTAAGCGTGAAGGGGCTGGAAGGCCTACAGGAGCGTCTAATAAGGTCACCATTGAGGTGAAACAAGCCATTGCAGCCTTTACCTCTGCCAACGCAGATAAGCTTGATTCATGGCTAAATGAGATAGACGACCCCGCCAAGCGGTTAGACCTTTATTTCAAAGCCCTTGAATACACAATGCCTAAACTTGCCCGTACTGAAGTGGCAGGCGACCAAAAACAACCTATTAAGCACACAGTTACATGGAAAATGCCATCTGCTCTGACGAGCTAGAGCATGAAATAGATTACTGGCCACGCAAGGTATTTTGGGATTTCCACACTAGACAACAGCGTTGGGCTGTGATTGTTGCTCATAGACGCTGTGGTAAGACTGTGGCTTGTATTAACGACTTATTGCTACGAGCCATTAACGAAGGTAAAGATAACGCTAGGTACGCTTATATAGCCCCGTATTACGCACAAGCTAAGTCTATTGCTTGGGATTACTTAATGCGGTATTCCGAGCCTGTACGGGTCAACCATAACATCTCAGAATTATGGGTAGAACTTATGAATGGTTCACGCATAAGGCTATTTGGTGGCGATTCGCCTGACAGCTTGCGTGGAAACTACCTCGATGGCGTAATTATTGACGAAATGGCTGACACAAAGCCTAGTTTATGGGGTGAGGTTATACGCCCATTGCTATCTGATAGGCGGGGTTGGGCGGTGTTTATTGGTACTCCTAAAGGTCACAATACCTTTTACGACATATACCAATACGCCACGCTAAACCCGAATGAATGGTATAGCAAGACTTTAAGGGCAAGTCAGACCAAAATAATCGCCCAAGAAGAATTAAATGACGCATTAAAACTAATGACGATAGACCAGTATCAACAAGAATTCGAATGTTCATTTGAGGCTTCCATAGTCGGGGCTATATATGGCGTTGAGATGCGACTACTGACCGATGCAGGGCGTATTGACAAGGTTGAGTGCGACACCCTATTCCCTGTGCATACGGCTTGGGACTTGGGCTTTAACGATGCTACGGCTATTTGGTGGTATCAGGTCGTACATGGAGAGATACGGGTATTGGACTACCACGAAGCTCATGGGCAACCTATTCCTTATTATGCTAACCAAATTAAAGAACGACCATACGAATATGGCACACATTGGCTACCGCATGACGCTAAAGCTAAAACTTTGGCAAGTGGCGGAAAGAGCATAATTGAGCAAATTTTTGACAAATTACCTAAAGAATCGTTTAAAATTGTTCCAAATCTGTCCTTACAAGACGGCATACAAGCATCAAGGATGGCATTAGCTAGGACTTGGTTTGATGCCATGAAGTGTTCAGAGGGCATTGAATGTTTGCGTCAGTACCAACGGGAGTACGATGAAGATAAGAAAGTATTTAGAGATAAGCCTAGACATGATTGGACTAGTCATGGAGCGGATGCTTTTAGGATGCTTTCTGTGGCTTGGCGAGATGAAGCAGAAATTGCGAAGCAAAACGCACCGATTCGTGGCATTAGTGTTGGACAGAATGAAGTTACGTTAGAAGAAATGTGGAAATCCACCCCCAAACCCCAAGATAGGAGAATCTAAAATGCCTGAAGTCGCAGCCAGTTATGGCTTTAAATATGAACATGTAGCCGCATCACAAACCAACCATGTATTAGGAACAACAGGTGCAGTAGGTGATTATTTACATCGTTTAATTATTACAGTTACTACAGCAGCTACTGGAACTGTGTCCTTGTTAGACAACAATGCATCCCATGTATTAGTAGCCGCCAATACTGCAATCGGTGTCTATTCTGTAGAAGTCAACACTAAATCAGTTAATGGTGCTTGGAAGATAACAACGGGTGCTGGTGCGGAAGTATTAGCAATGGGCAACTTTACCTAGGAATAAGTATGCACGATACGCTTAATAAAACTTACGAGGATTGGTATAACACCATTGCTCAGTACGACAAGTCATTTAGGGAGTGGGAAGCTAGAGTTCCCCGAATTATTAAGCGTTATCGAGATGACAGCCGTACTAGGAATAACCCTAATGCTCGCTTTAATATCCTTTGGTCTAATGTTCAGGTCATCAAGCCTGCCATCTTTGCTAGACTGCCACGCCCTGATGTAAGCCGAAGATTTAGAGATAACGACCCGATTGGGCGTGTTGCTTCTATGATGCTAGAACGGGCTTTAGAGTACGAAGTTGAGCATTACCATGACTATCGCTCCGCAATGGATAATGCAGTCTTAGACCGCTTATTA